GCGCTTCGTCGGTGCCGACCAGGCGCTCGCGCAGCGCACCCCAGCCCGAGATCGGCCCGCGCTTGGGAGCCCGCGTGTTGTCGGCCTCGCGAAACAAGAGCGAGCCGCCGGCCTGGCGCGCGCCTTGCCGCATCTGCTCATAGATCGAGGGGCCGCCCGACTGGTTCATGCAAGACGGATCGAGCACCCCGTAGGCGATGCGCTCACCCTTCTCGCGTTCGACGATGCCGGCGCCGATCGCCTCGTTGGGAAGCTTCAGCCCCGTCCAGCTCTCGCCGACCTTCCGCGCCCCATACCATTCGCGATAGCGCACGATCGCGCCGCGCGGCAGCGTCCGACCATCCTTGAGCTGGTAGCGGTCGGAGACGACGGCCCACCAGCCGATCGAGAAGGGCGAGGCCGACCCCCAGTCCATCGAGCGGAAGCGCAGCCAGTGCCGAGGCACCTCGAAGGCCGGGATGACGTGCCGACGCTCCTCCCACTCGGTGAAGAAGGCACCCTCGATCGCCGACCAATCGCCTTCGAGCCAGGCGCGCACCAGGGTCGGATTGCCGACCATGGTCAGCCTCGACGCATAGCCTGGATCTTGTCTCAGCAGGATCTGATTATCGCCGAGCCGCGATGGGATCACCGCGACCTGGTGCCGGGTGCCGTCCGGCAGGCTCTTGAGCAAGATCTTAGGCGCCTTGGGAAAGGGCACCATCTCGTAGCGGTCCCTGATCCAGCTCTGCCCAGGCCCGCCGGGGTTGCCCGTCAGGATCAGCTGCACCGGCACGCCGCCGGCCGAGCGCAGCGCCCCGAACAACCGGAAGATCGGATCTGGTGTCGGATATTGCCCCGCCTCCTCGATCCAGGCGTCGGTCAGGTTGCGGCCCTGATACTCGGCCGCGTCGTCGACCCCGTCGAGGTAGCCGAAGCCGACCCGCCCGCCATTGGGCATGCGCCAGGTGAGCTTCGCCTCGTTGAAATGCCCGCCGAGCGGCCGGTAGATCTCCTTCGAGCGGTCGATGGCGTCGGTCGACGACACCGTCGTGCGCCTGAACATCATGGCGTTGAAGGCTGGCCCGCAGCGCGCCTCCTTCGCGGCCCATTTGCCGAGCACGCCATCGGTCTTGCCGCCGCCGCGCGCCCCGCCCATGAAGACTTCGCCAAGACTACATTTGCACAGGACGTGCTGCGGGCCCTCCTGCGGGCTCCACACGACCTTTTCAGGTAGATCAAGCATGGCGCGGGAACGAGTGGAACGAGTGCGTGTGAGAGGGCAGCTCGTCGGTCAGGAAGGCATGCGAGTGCGAGCCGTCGTCGGCGAGCGGTTGCCAGGCGTCCTCGTTCCAGTCGCCGGTAGGAGGCATGCCGACAGGCGCCTCCGCAACCGCCGCCTGCACGAGCGCGGGCGCCACGACCGCCGCAGCAGCCGTTCCGGCGAGCCAGCCGAACAATCCGCGTCGTGTCGTATTCATCAGTATTCCTCCAATGTGGTTGGGTGCGTTTTTATCTGCTCCGCGTGGGAAGGGGGCGGGCGCTCGCGCAGCCGGATCTGGCGGTCCATCCCCGGTCCCCGGCCCCCCGGTCCCGGAGGGGGCCCCTCCCCGCCCCTCCCCCAGCCCAGCCCGGCCCCAGCCCCTCGCACCAGGCCCTCCGAGGCCTGACCTGGTCGCGGCGCTTGGTCTGATCTCTACTGTGACCCGCCGAGGCCGCTCGCTGAGCGAAGTGACTGGAGTTGTGACTGGAGCCGGGCAGACCGCGGGATAAACATGCAACGATGTCAACGACTTAGACGTCGACTACCGATAATGTCGCATTAGGGCTAGCAGCTCGCCCCTCAATTCGGCTTCAGATCGATGACCGGTGGATCGCAGTATTGACGGGCAAACTCCTCGACGCTCAAAGGCTCGTCTCTCACTACATGGCGCACGGTGACCTGCGCGGCCAAGTCGATCGTCTGTAGATCGGGCAGGACTTTCGCGAGTAATCCTAGCGCGGCGCGGACTTGGGTAGCGCGCATCTTTCGTTTCCCTTTGACGTGCTCTGTCAAGATGTTGACAATCGCAGCTGCCTGGATGCGCTCGCGGATGCGCTGATCGATGATGGGTCTTGGACCTTTTGGCTCGGGTCTGTTGTGCGACGGCCGGCGCGCCTGGCTCGCGGCGGATGCCCGCGATTTGATCGGCATCAACGCAGGCGCAGGCGCCCCTGAATACTTGCTGTGAAGCTTACTGACCGGCACGCATCTATTCTTTCGGATGCTGCCTCACCTACGCAAAAGCCCGCCGGGCTGGGCGGGCTTTTTGCTTTTGGGCGAGCAAGATGACGATGCCACAAGCATGGGCCCACAGGTTCACCCGGTCAAGGGACCAGCTCCAGGAGCCTCTGGGAGCCCCGTGGAGGCCCGTTGCAGCTCCAGGCTATCCAGCAGCCCGTCGCCGCGCCCAGGCAGCCCCAGCACGCGCCAGGCGTCATTCAGCCGCCGCCTGATCTCGACCATCCCCTCGGGGTCGTCCTTATCGAGCGCCATCAGCGCCGGCAGGCCGGTGCGGATGCTCTCGATCGTCTCGGCCGCCGTCGCCATGCGGCCCTCGGCCCAAGCCTCAACGCGCACCGGCTCGCCCACCCGGAACAGCCGCTCGCGCGGCATGATGTCGAAGCGCCTGGTGACCCACAGCAGCGAGACGCCGGGATTGCGCTCCAGCATGATGCCGCCCGGCTTCACCGCATCCTCGGCAGCTGGCGAGCGCCGCATCCTCGGCCTGGTGAGGAAGGGACAGACGCGCACCGCGTAGTCGGCGCATTCGCAATGGCTGGGCGGCTCGCTGGTCACGCGGTTGATGGCGCACATGGGCCCGATGACGAATGCGAGGTTGCGCCACAGCCCCTTGCCGCAGATCCAGCACAGCTTGCCGCGCACGGCTCGATTGATCTTGGGAGTGTCGGCGGCGTCGAAGCGCCAGCGGCCCTCGGTCGCGTCCCATGGCGTGAACCAGGGCACGACGAAGCCGCGCGGATCGGTCGGCAGATCGCGCATGTATTCCGGCAAGGGTGGCACTGTCCTGCGATAGGCGTTCATGATCTCACTCCCAGGTTACACGACGCCAATGCGTCGCCAGATCTTCGAGGGCCTCGACGAGCCGCTGGCTGATCGCAAAAACGCGATGCTTCCCTGTCGGGCCCATGCTCGCCGCGATCTCCTCCAGAGTCCAGCCTCGCCCCGTGTTCGGGTTGCTCTCGGCAAGCACCAGGCGCAGCAGCCGCTCGGAACGCTCGCCGATGTGGCGCCTGATCCGCACCAGCTCGACGAGCACCAGGCCCGCCCGCAAGATCGCCTTGACGACGATGTCGTCCGAATGCGCCGAGCGCACGCCGCCGCCATCGAGCGCCGGGCCGCCGAGATGGATCTCCAGCAGCCGCTGGTAGGTTCGCCCGGCCGCATGCTCGCCGGTCGAGATGCGCCGCGCCATCAGCAGCCGGTCGAGCGCGTCGAGCGCAATCGTCACTCGCACCCGGCGCCGCCGCTCAAGCCCATAAGGATCGGCGACCGCTGCCGGCGCCAGCGCCCGGTTGAGGTAGCGCCCCTCTGGCTGCGCTTGCGGGATCGCTTGCCCGAGCTGCTCGAACTTCGAAGGGGCCGACCGGTGGCTCATGCCGACGCCCGCCAGTCCAATTTCCTGCCCGACCGCCAGAGGCGCCAAAGCGCCGCCAGTCCGCCAGTCGCGGCGGTTGTGGCCCCCCTACGGGGGCCCAAACAACCGCTGCCGCTAGCGCTGGTCACGACAGACGGACAGACGGCGCTTTCCCGCCAGTTTCGCCAGTTCATTTCATCATGACTGGCGGACTGGCGCGGCTGGCCCGACCTCGATGAATTCCCGCTCTTTGCCATCACTGTCCTTTCCCATCACGACCTTGAGGATGTTGTTGGTGATCCACTGCTTGATGATCCGCTTCAGCGTGTCCTTCTGCTCGTCCGCGTCGAGGTCGAGAACCGACGCAATGGCTTTCCCGACCCAGGCCGGCGAGCGCACGTCGTGGCGCCACACACCCTTGCGCACGGTGTCGAGCGCTACCCCGATCATGACATGCGTGATGTTCTCAAAGGTGCCCGGCGGTTCCCAGCGTGTCACCGCGCCGACGCTGTCGCCATCGCTGCCGCCGAAGCCGTTGCCCAGCGACACCGGTTTGCTCTCGAACCAGTCCGCCTCGTCCGAGGGCACGAACATGCTGCTCTTGCCGTTCTCGACCTTGAAGTAGCGGCGGCGCTCGCTCGTCACCCGGAACTCGCCGGCTTCCTTCTTGGTCATGGTGTTGAGCACCCGCGCCGAGCGCAGGCCGGCGATCAGCGCCGAGGCGCCGCGCGCGTGCTCGACCGTCACCTCCTCGCCGCCGGTTTTGCGTGAGTGATGCACCAGCTCGACCGCGCAATGGCAGTCGCGCGCGATCTCGGCGAAGATCTCCACGATCTCGGCGACGAGGGTGTTGCTGTTCTCCTCGACGCGATGCACTGCCACCAAGGGGTCGACGATCAGGACGTCGATACCGTTGTCGATGATGGTGCGCTTGGTCCTGGCGATCGTCGTCTCGTCGCGCTTCAGCTCGCCATGCAGGCCTGGCGAGGCGAAGTTGAGCTTGAGGTCGCGGCCCGAGGTGACGAACAAGCGCCCGCCCATCTGCTCCTCGGTGACCTGGTAGTGCTTGAGGATCGCGGCGAAGCGCCGTTTCAGCTCGTCCAGCGGATCTTCGCCGTTGTGATACCAGACGCGCAGCGGCTCCTCGACGTGCTCGCCCAAGAGGTTGCTCTGGCTGACCAAGGCCACGACCTCGGCGATGATCAGGTTGGACTTGCCGGCGCCTGGAATGCCGATCGTGCCCGACACGAACTGCCGCACGTAGTGATGCCCGTAGAGCCACTCGCGGCGCGGCTGCTTGTCCGGCTCAAGGCCGATGAGCGCCTCGACCGGCCAGGCGATCGGCGGGGCCTTGGTCGCTTTGCCAGGTGACGGCTGTGCTGTGGGCTTGGGCTCGCCGTCGCCGCCGTTGACATGCGGCACCGTGCGGCCCTCGGCTGTCAGCTTGGCGACGAAGCTGTCGACCATGCCGGTGACGGTGCGCCGCTCCAGGCGCTTGTTCCAGCCCGCCGCGAACGGCTTGGCCATGGTAGCGCCGAGCACCTGCTCGATCGTGTCCTCGCGGCTGGCGCCGGCATTGAGCATCGCCGCCGTGACGCTCACCTGCGTCGCATGCACGCCGCTCTCGCCGGCCCCGTGCCAGTCCATGCCGGCCAGCCGCTCGCTCCAGTCGATCGGCGTGGCGTGCTCGGCCGCGTAGGCCTCGAAGGCGTTGGCGGACACCGCTATGCGTCGGGGCCAAGGGCTGGCTGGGGCCGAGGCGATCTCAACGAACAGGGGCTCGCCTGCACCGACCTCCTCGTCCCAGATGTCGATCGTGGCCTCGCCGTGCAGCGACACCAGGCAGCGGCGCGGCTCGCCATACTTCCAATTGCTGGTGCCCGGCAGCCGCATCAGCCGGGACACCTCGGCCACGCTCGGGTCGCCGCCGAAATGCCGGGCGAGCGCCTTCATCACCGCCTCGGCCTGCTCGAAGTCATCGCGACCGATCGGCTGCGCGGTGCGCCAATAGGCATGCATGCCGCCGCCCGTGATGACGATGGGGGCCGGCGCCCAGCGCGAGCGGATCATCTGCCGGGTCACCTCTGCGGTCGGGTTGAGGGCCGGCGGCAGCGCCAGGTGCTTGAAGTCGACATCCACATGCAGGCCGGGCAGCTGCAGGATGTTGCCCTTCAGGCGCCAGAAGCCCTTGGCGCTCTTGGTCGCATCGGGCGAGAGCGTGCCGACGCAGAAGAACAGCGCCCGGCCCGGCCTGTCCTCCTTGGCGATGATCTGGGCGAGCCGCTCGATGTCGACCGGACGCGAGAGCCGGTATTCGCGCGGCCGGCCGACATCGGCTTCCTTGGGCTCGGAGAGGGCGGTGAGCAGGATGTCGCCCGCCACGCCCTCGAACCGATCCCGCAAGAATGCGATGGCACGCGCCGCATTCGACAAGTCTCACCTCCGGTCAACGGCGTGCTCAGAAGGGGATCTCTTCGTCCGGCGACCGGCGCTTGCGCTTGCCCTTGGCCGCCGCGTAGTCGTTCGGGGCCGGCCCGCCCTTTTTCACGGGCGGCGCCTCCTCGTGCTCCTCCTCGTGTCCCTCGCCCTCCGGGGCGGCATCGAGCGCGCCCGTCAGCACGCTGTCGAACTCCATCCGGTTGATCCAGCCGGTGACCTTGAGCACCGGGAAATGGATCTTCCCGAAAGCCTTGTTCGAGTGCTTGTAGCTGTCCGACAGCAGCGCCACGATGGGAAGCTGGTCGGGCGCCAAGCGCACATGCTTGCCGTAGTGCCCCATCAGCTTGCCCATGGCGCCGATCGCGCCCTTGGACGCCGCCGCGAAGGTGTAGAGCTGGCGTGTGCCGGGGTCCATCAGCACCATGGAATTCGACAGCTGCCAGGGATCGCGCGGCAGGCCGGTCGACTCGTCGCGCGGCCAATTGATCTCATCCTGATCGTCGAGGTCCGAGCGCCGCGCCGGCATGAAGCCCTCGGCCAGGCGCCCCATCTGGTGCTCGACCGGCTTGAAGTCGTGCCACTTGATCCAGCCGATCAGCAGCTGGTCGCAGCCGGCGATCAGCTCGGTGCCCTCGGCGATCTCCTCGCCGTCGCGGCCGGCGAGCCACTCGCCCTTCGAAAACTTCAGCAAGTCGCCGATGATGCGTTGCTGGTTCACCGCATCGGCATACTGCTCATAGACGTTCTTCTCGACCGGCGACATCATCGCGGTCGAGGCTGCTTTTGTGATCTCTTGTGCCATTTCTGTCTGTCTTTCCTCTTGTGTCATTGGCCTTTGCTTCAGTTCTACTTCCCGCGGGGTTTGCCGTTCTCGAGGCGCAAGATCTTGGCCCGCTTCCAGATCTCGCCCTTGTGGTTCCTGATCGGCCGGTCGAGCGGCTGCTCGGCCAGGAAGCGCGCCACCGCCGCCTGGTCGTCGAGGTCGTCGACCAGGTCGGACATGCGCCGCGCCAGCAGCTCGTGCGTGCCGATGCGCAGCTGCGGGCTGATGAGGCTCGCCCGCATCACACGGCCCCCATGGCTCGCTGCAGCGCCGGCATGAAGGAGCGCATCAGGCGCTTCTGCCAGCCGCCATTGCCGCCGCCGTAGACCATGTGCCGCATGATCTCGCCCAGCTCGGCGTCTTCCAGCTCGATCGAGACGAGGTTGTCGGGCATCCATTCGAACTGATCGAGCAGCCGGTCGCGCAGCGCCAGGTGGCCGCCGCTGACCGGCGCCTCCTCGACATGGGCCACCTCCCAGTCGTGCAGGACGAGCCGGGTTTTCTTGTGCTCGCGCGTCATCGGGCTCCCTCCTTGATGCTGATGATCAGGCGGTCGGAAGGGTCGCCCACCGTCTCGAATTGGGCGAGATCGAGCCCAACCTCCTCGGCAGCCTCGCGCAGCGCCGGCCAGTCCCAGGACGGGCGTCCCTTGAGCGCTGACCAGATGATGCGCAGGCCGCCCTTGTCGACGCGCCGGGTCGAGCCCGCGCGCATGATCTCCTTGATCTGGTTCTTGAAGGCTGCGGCCTCGGCCGCCTTGGCCTCGGCCTCGGCGTCGAGTTTGGCCCATAGGGTCGAGAGCAGCCACAAGCGCGACATGGCGTCGTCGTCGAGCTGGCCCTGCTCCGAGGGCACGGCGTTCGCCCGCATGGTCGAGCAGGAGCGCCGGAAGGGGCAGTATTCGCACTCGGCCTTGCCGGCGATGTAGCCCTCGGGCCTGAGCGCATCGGCGTTGTTCGCCTCGAAGATCGCCTTCGCCCGCTCGCGCGCCTGGGCGAACAGCGCCGGGTCGAAGTCGACGCGGAACTCCCGGCTTTCGTCGAGGAACGAGGCATCGATATAGGCGAGGATGCCGTAGGCCGGCTTGAAGGGCGTCTGCTCGCGCACCAGCCCCATCTGCACCTGCAGTTGGTAGACGTGCTCGGGCCGCGCCGTTTCGATCTTGGCGCGCGGGTCGAGCGACTTGCACTCGACGAGGAAGCATTCGGATCTGTCGAGATCCGCGACCACCCCATCGGGCGTCGCCGAGAGATGGCCGTCCTTGTCGAAGAAGGTCCGCTGGTAACGCCCGGCATAGTGCAGCCGACCGAGCCCGACATAGGCCCGCATCGCCTTTTCCCAAAACACCTCGATGAGGTCGCCGCGCTTCTTGGCGCCCCAGCGGTCGACATAGTCGGCGTCGGGCGCCGTCGCGTGCTTCGAGAACCAGGTGCGGCGCGCGCACATGCCGATCTCCGAGGCCCCGATGGTCTTGGCGCGGTCGTGCTTCCAGGGCCGCTGCGAGGCCTTGGCGTAGGCCTCAAGGGCCTGCTTGATCATGCCCATCGAGCAGCTCCCGGATCAGGATGAAGGCTGACTTGCGCTCCCACGGCAGCCCGTCGTCGAAAGGGCACGAGGCCCTCGCGCTCGCGCATGCGGACGATCGCGGCGCCGATCAGGCGCAAGGCCGCGTGCCGCAGATCGGCGGGCCCGTTGATCAGCCATGTGGCTTGCTGGATGAAGCGCACCAGCCCGGCGCCCGAGGCGAGCGTCAGTTCGGCGAGATAGGCTTCGAGCCGCTGCAGCTCGAACCCCCACTCGCCTGCGATCAAGGCCTCGTGCTCCTCGGCCGTCAGCACCGCGTGCTGCTTGGCGAAGAACGACTGCTCGATCATCGCCTGCTTGACCCGGCGGTTCTGCCGGCGCTTCGCCTGGATGCGATCGTTGCGCTTCTCGTGGCCGAGCTTGGTGCGCTCGGCATAGGCCTCGAAGAGGTTGGGCTGATCGCCGCTCACGACTTGAAGCCCTCAAGCGGATCGGCATCGACGATGGTGCCTGTCCTGCGGTTGACCTTGACGAAGCCGCCATCGACGTCGCCCGTCTGGCAGGTCTCGATGATGCGCCGCGTCTCGTCCATCAGCTCTTGCAGAAACCGAATGGCGGTCAGCGCGGGCGAATTGGTGTTAATGGCGAAGGTCGCGATGACCAGGGCGAGGTTCTTGGTGATCCCCTCGGCATAGGTGTTGATGTCGGTGCCTCGGGCGACCTCCGAGGCGATGAACTCTGGTATATGCCCGTGCTGGAGCCGGAAGCGGGCCGCGACGCCCTTGGCGTCGTCGCGCCAGGCATTGCGCTTGTCCTCGGCGATGACCTTGTCGTGCATCTTGGCTTGCTGGGGCGCGTGCTTGAACACGTCAGACATGGGCAGCCTCCCTCGTGTGAATTCCCCAGTCGGCGAGCGCCTCGCGCATGTCCTCGATCGAGGTGGCGCTCGTCACGTCGATCTCGCGATCGAGCAGCTCGCGGTGGCAGTCGACCTGGGCTTTCGAGAGCCCCTTGCCGCCGGGCACCTTCACCTCGACGAAGTAGGGGCGGGCGCCATAGAAGAAGCAGAGGTCCGGCATGCCGGCCTTGAGGCCCGGCACCGCATTGCCGGCTCGGCCGCCCTTGGTTCGCCTGGCGGCGTTCGGGATGGCGAACACGAAGACGTTCGGCACCACTGCCTCAAGCCAGGCGACGAGCGTCTTTTGGATGCGGCCCTCGGCTCCCACGATCGCCGCCTACTCGGCAGCGACCGGGAGCCTGTCCTTGATGGCAGCGACACGAGCCCGCGCCAGCGGCAGGAAGTCGTTCGGCGTCACGCGGCCCTCTGTCAGCTTGTCGATGCGGACGAGCACCTCCCAGACCGGCAGCCGGCCGCCGACCAGGTAGCGCCGTAGTGCCTCTGGCGTCACGCCGATGCAGGCCGCGAAGGTCACATGAGGGATGGCTTTTTTGTTGAGAAACTTGTCGAGCCGCATGACAGGATGGTCCTTGAAAAACACGATCGATCCTGTCCCTTCACGTCAATGTTACCACCATGACGACTCGTGTCAATGCAATAGAGATTACGAGAATACTGCAATGCTTGTGTAACCTCGTGTAGGCTTGCGTAGGCTTGTGCGGCTTAAGCAATTTTCTATTGACGACCACTGTGGAGTCGGCGCACCTTGAGGGCGCCCTCGAAGTCAACGCCCGAGGGTCAGCCTGGTCGGTGACCGTATAGCGGTCAGACCTGTCCCCCCTAGCCTGCCCGTGTTTGGCGCCGGCCGGGCTGTTTTCATTTCAGGGAGAAGCCGCCATGAACGAAGCAACCGAAAGACTCGATGAGGCGCTCGCCGAGATCCGCAGCGGGGTCGAGGGCGCTTTCGCGAACCCCAGGCCGAGGATGGGCTTCCACACGCCCGAGCCTGCTGCGCCGGTCGAGCCCGAGCCCGAGCCCCAGGCCGTGCAGACCGCCCCCGAGGACGAGGCCCCGCCGGTCCCGACGTCCATGCTCGATTGGATCTACCTGCTGCACGGCCAGCTCGCCTATCTCGACGCGAACATGCTGCGCATCGAGCGCTTCCTGGGCATGGGGGACCGGCCGGCGGCGCCATGAAATTCCCGAAACCGTGGACGGTCGAGCAAACTGAGTCGGATGGCTGCGTCGTCCTCGACGCCAATGGTCGCAAGCTTTTTTATATCCTCGGCGACGAGGGCGACGGCGACGAGGGCGGCGACTACTACGTGGAGCCGAGCGTGCTGTTCTGGGGCGACAAGGAGGACAGCGCGTCGCTGCTCGCCGAGATCCGACACCGCCTGGAGGGACAAGCATGAAAATCCCCGAGGTTGCGGAGCAGTGGCGCCGGAACACCGAGAAGCGGCGCGAGCTGTGTCGGCAGCTGGCCGAGCTGGATGCGCAGGACGAGGTGCTGCGCGTCGAACTGAAGCGGCGCACGTCCGAGCGCGGTCCGGTGAGCAGCCGGCCCATGACCCCGAAGGTGCGGGAGCAGATCCTCTGGTTGAACGAGCACCGGTCGGAGATGTCGCAGCTGGAGATCGCGACCCTGCTCAATATCGGCCAGGGCCGGGTAAGTGAGGTTCTCCGTGGCTACCGGACATAGCATGCGCTCCCTCGCCAGCCTCGCGCTCCTTGTCCTCGTCTCGACGCCGGCCGAGGCGCGGCATCACCGCTGGCATCACTGGCGCTATTACGACGAGCCGAGGGTCATCGTGCGCCAGGTCGTGCGCCAGGCGCCCGCCAAGGCCTGCGCGGCGCCCCCTCAGAGGCCCGTGCAAGCCCTTGAGCCGATCGGCTGGCCAGACCCCTGGATCGACTCGGCCGGCCTCCAGCGAGCCGCCAGGTGGCGCCTATGATGACGTTTGTTGTGGGCTTGCTGTTCGGCGCCCTGTTCGGGGCGATGATCATGGCGATCGTCCAGGCCGCCGCCAGGACCGACGCCGAGCTGGACGAAACCCGCAATGACATCCTGCTGGCCCTGCGGCGGCAACGACAGCGCGAATGGGTCGAGCAGCACAAGACGCGCCCCGAGGCGGCTCTGGGGCGTGGGGAGGGCCAGGCGGACGCCGAATGAAAGCCCCGGCGTCGCCTGGCTCCTCTTCCCGCCGGGGTGAGGACCGAATGAGTGGCAGGCTATTCTACTCGACCAACACCCGCATTGAAGGCAGCAAGAGCCCGCAGAAGATCTACTCGTTCATCTGCAGCTCTTGCGGCACGACCGACCGGGTGGGTCCGGTGCCTTATGGGCAGAACGCGGCACAGTCAGCGATCCCGAAAAAGATGCACGAGCGCGGTTGGCAGCTTGGCCGGCGAGAGCGCGACGATTTGTGCCCGGCCTGCATTGCGAACATCGTGAAGCGCAAGCGCGAGGAACGCCAGGAGGAGGTTCCCATGCCCGACACCACCAATGTCATCACCATGCCGCCGCAGCCGCCGGCCGACCGCGCCATGACACGCGAGGACAAGCGCGTGATCTACGCCACCATCGAGCAGCACTACCTCAGTGAGCAGCAGGGGTATGAGCGCGACTGGACCGACAACCGCATCGCCGTTGATCTCAATGTGCCGCGTGCCTGGGTCACCGAGGTTCGCGACCAGATGTTCGGGCCGGCCGGGCACAACGAGGACATCCTCGCCCTGCCGGGGCTGCTGGCGACGCTCGATGAGCGCATCGCTCAGGCCTCGATCCGCCTTAACAATTTCGAGCACACGCTCACCTCCGAGCGCGAGACGCTCAAGGCCCTGATCCACGACCGCAACGGACTGTCGATCAAGATCACCCAGATCATGGTCGCGGTCGGGCTGACGACGAAGCGCAGCGCTTAGGGGTTCCAACCGGTTCCAATCGGTTCCAACCCATCGCAGCAGGAGGGGGAAGGACAAGGCAAACGATCGATGGGCGGGCGCCGGCTCTCAAGCCTCCTCCGGGGGCCCGGCGCTCAACGCTAGTCACACTCCAGTCACCTGTTCGCGCTAGGCGACGCCAGTCACAATGCCAGTCACTTCCTCGCACTAGCTTGCGCGCTCCCCTGTAGGCTCGCGCAAAAAAGAGGGGAGCCTCTCGGCCCCCCTCCACGGTGGTTTAAGATTGTGATTTCAGTGCCTTAAGCCGTAAATCCTGGGCAACTACGGATAACGCAACAGTATCGGCACTCTGTGGGATTTCAACGACTTAGGGGGTGGTTCAGTCAGAAACTCCAGTCACGCCACCGCGTGGATCGAGGCCTTGCGGCGCGCCTGACCGAGCTTCTTCGAGTGCGCAGCCCTGGCGGCGATGAGGTTCGCTGGCATGACGTGGGCGTAGCGCTGCGACGTCTGCAGGTGCGCGTGGTTCAGGAGCTTCGACACCAGCATGATGTCGCCGGTCGCCTCCATCATCTTGGTCGCGAAATCGTGACGCAGATCGTGCCAGTGCATGTCGGCCGGGATCAGCCCCTTGAGCTTGGCGTTGCGCCAGGTCGTGGTCACCGCCTGGTAGGTGATGGGGATGCGCTTGCCGTTCTTGTGCCACTGGGTGGTGAACACATAGGGCGTGTCGTTGTCGACGCGGCAGGCGTCGAGGATGCCCTGCACCTCGTCGCAGATCGCGACGATATGGAACTTGTCGCCCTTGCCGCGCAGCGTGATGGCGCCGTGCCCGAGGCCCGTCTCGATGCCCGTATCGATCTGGTCCCAGCGGATCAGCTGCTCGGCCTTGCGTAGGCCGGTGATGCGGGCGAAGCGCAGCAGGCGGTCGTATTGCGGCGGCAGCGCCTTGCGCAGCATCTCCTCCTCGTCGGCCCGCACCCAGCGCACGCGGGTGACGGGCTCCTTCTGGATGAGCGTGCGCCAGTTGATCGGCTGCAGGCCCGGCACGCCCCAGCTGTCGCGCGCCAGCGTGAACAGGGAGCGCAGAGGCTTGACGACCGAGAGGTTGACGGTGATCGGCGAGACGGGCGTCGAGACGCCGTTGCCCCGGTTGACGGTGTCCTGGCAGCGCGCGTTGATCAGGAGCTGCACCCGGTTGTGGGTAATCTTGGCGAGCGGCGTCTCGATGCCGAGGCTTGCGCCGAGGATGGCGAGGTAGTTCGTCCAGGCGTCGCGGTTGCGGGCGTTGCCCCACTTGGCGATGACCTCGATGCCGAAGCGGGTGG